GAACGGTATGATCTTCTCTGGCAAATACGAAAGCAAAACGAAGGTCTTCGACCCCCCACACGTTATCGTATTTGCTAATTTTCCGCCTGCTACCGCAATGCTCAGTGCAGACCGGTGGGCAATTCACGATTTGAACCCTATTCAGGATACAGCGATCGCCCCCGAAGAGACGGGAAACCCTCTCGATGCTGATTTTTAATCAGCCATCTTCAAATGTGATATCCACAAAGTAATTGAAATTCGCTGGAATTACTCCAGTTGTGACTGTATTGTCCGCATATACTATTTGGACCCAGCAAAATAAACCTCGACTCGTTGGAATCGCAGTTGTATCATTGTATGACACAGTATTTATTAAATACTTTGTGATATCAATTGATTTCATTATATTATATTTAAAGTCATTATTAGAATAATACTGACTACCAGCTGTAAAACCAGTTCCGGTTAAATCAGCATTACCTAATTTATGTTTTATATCTCGAAAAATTACAAATTTATCCTTATTAACTGATCTTAAAATATCATTTATAAAACCATTAGGCGCAGCAGCCGCATTACCATTTTGGAATAACGTAGCCTGATCTCCAGCCGGAGGAATCAATGTGGGATTAGTCTTAGAATAACCTATCCACAATCGAACCAGCAATGGCTTTGGTTGAGGATTCAAAAGACCATTGTATGCAGCTGGAACCATCCAATACACCAATCTCGCTTTCATTATCTTAATTCGATTACCGGTTCTATCTCCGGCTCCATCACCTTGTGCTATAGCAATCGTAGTACCAGGAGATAATGCAAAGCCTCGCATTGTATTATCGTCAGCATAATTTACCATAGTAAAACCTCCGTTGTATTGAATCGATTTATTTTCAACGTTTCTATGTATGGCTCTTTGGACATATGTCTTGACCTTGCTAGACACTGGTCGCGCTCCTCTGGAGCGCATGCGCCCTGCGGGCGCACGTGCCTTAGATGGCGTTCTACGTTTGTATCTACGAACAGCAGGCATATAAACATACAGAGAAAAAAATATATTATATAATTCATTTTCATAATAATTTTCACTAGGAAAAATTATTATTCTCAAAAATGATATATAAAAATTAAAATTTTTATATATAATTTTCTCGAAAAAATTTTTTCGTTCAAATCATTATGAAAATGATTTAAAGAATAAATTTCTATACTATTGTAATGGCTAGCACCAGTTCAAATAGTACCCCATTAGATCAGCATGAGGAGGTAACACTAATATCCTCTCCTCATGCGAAAAAACAAGATAATCTTAAATCCGATTGGATTATTACTCTACGAGCTAAAGATATATCAAATAGTTCACTTAGATCATGGATCGAACTCCATTGTGAACATGCCGTATGGCAAATTGAGAAAGGAGAAGATACCGAATACCTACATTACCAATTGAGTATGAAACTGAAAAAACGAAATAGACTTACATGGCTGAAAAACCATTTCTCTAAGATCGCTCACTGTGAAGTCATCAAGTGCTTCGATCTAGCATTCGAATACTGTCAAAAGCCAGAAACCCGAATTGCTGGACCATTTTATCATCCTACGCCGCTAGTTACTGTAAAAGATCCACTTTGTGGAAAACCTTATTACAATTGGCAACTACAAATCATGCTCTTAATCAAGCAAGAACCCGACGAAAGGACTATCCATTGGTTTTGGGAAAAAACTGGAAACATTGGTAAAACATCATTCTGTAAGCACTTGGTTATAACCCAAAATGCTACATATGTACTTGGAAAAAAATCTGACATATACTATGCAATCAATAATAATATTAAAATACTATTGATTGATATTCCAAGAACCATCGAAGGCAAAATTGATTACCTTTACGAAATTTTAGAATGTGTAAAGAACGGTATGATCTTCTCTGGCAAATACGAAAGCAAAACGAAGGTCTTCGACCCCCCACACGTTATCGTATTTGCTAATTTTCCGCCTGCTACCGCAATGCTCAGTGCAGACCGGTGGGCA